CGGGGAAATGATACAGTCGGTTATTAACGAAGAAAATTTACCTGACAATCAGAACATGTACGGCTCGGGAACGCCAGACCTAAATGATATTTTGAATATGTACGGCATGGAGACAGTTGGACAATGAGAATTGAAATTAAACTAATCCCTGACGGGCTTGATCTAGGAAAAGCAATTCAAGATGGCATCCCTGTAGACAAAATGCAGGATGCATGCCCTATTGCCACGCAGGATCTTGAGACTAACGAAGAGAACAAGCGCCTTGCCATCAAAGAACATCAGTACGGCCCGGCAGTTAATCCAGAAGAAAGCTGCGGTGTTTGCGCTGTATTCAACATTACAGAGCATATGCAGCAGTGTATGAAGGACGAAACCGGAGAAATCGGTTATTGTCAGTTGCTTAAGTTTATGTGCAGTGCTAGAAACAGTTGTGCAGCATGGGAAGAGGGCGGTCCATTGACGGACATGCCGAACGAGCATGGATCTACATGTGCTTGTGGTAAGCCCGACTGCGACTGTGGAGAGTAAATGGACGTATCTCTTTTTGTTTCAAGGTACAGAAAAGCCTTGAAAAACCGCATAGAAGACATTAGTGTCTCTATAACAAGTGGTAGTGTTTCCAACATGGAAAATTACCGCGCATCCGTAGGTGAGATTCAGGGGCTCACCTATGCACTTGATGAACTTCACGCCCTGCTACAGAAGGTTAATTATGACGACGACTCTGATAGTACCTGACTACATCCTCGCGCAACGTGAGGCAAAAAAGAAAGCCGAAGAGGCTGCAAAACAAAAAACCCTAAAAGAAAGAATTCCGCAACCCACTGGTTGGCGTTTGCTCGTCATGCCGTATATGGGTCGTGAGAAGACTGAAGGTGGGGTTTATGTACCTGATCAAGCAAGAGAGCGTGAGGCACGAGCCACTGTCGTAGCTTATGTACTAAAGGTAGGACCTTTGGCATATAAGGACGAGGATAAGTTCGGCGACGCTGGACCGTGGTGTTCTGAGGGCGATTGGGTATGTATCGGAAGATATGCTGGTTCTCGATTCCAGATTGAGGGTGGCGAAGTCCGGATTATTAACGATGATGAAGTCATCGCAACCATCGTCGATCCAGACGATATAAAAACATACGGAGCTTAGTATGCAAGAAGAACTACCCGAAAAAGAAGAACTAGAAATTATAGCCGAGGACGAAGAAGGTGGTGAGGTTGAAGAGCAAAAGGAAGAGCTTAAAGCTGAAGACCAAGCAGAGTCTAAGGACGATGATGATGAATTAGAGAATTATTCCGAGTCTGTTCAGCGCCGTATTCGTAAGCTTACAAGCAAGTATCGTGAAGAAGAGCGGCAGAGACAGGCGGCTATTGAATACGCTGAAGCGGTAAAAAGACAAAATGATGAGCTACAGCATCGTCTAACAAAATTAGACGAGTCTTATGTTGGTGAGTTTGGGACGCGGTTAGAGTCTCAGGTGATAGCAGCAAAAGAAGCTTACAGAAAAGCTCATGACGAGGGTGATGTTGACGCCATGTTTGAGGCGCAAGAAAACATCAGTCGTCTTGCAATGGAGCGGTCTCGCTACGATCAAATCAAACAACGTAATGAGGCAGCACCCGCCCGTCAACAAGCTCCTCAAGAAGTTCCAGCACAAGCTCCACAAAGAGCGGCGCCGGCTAGGCCAGATCCAAAAGCTGAGGCTTGGGCGGAAAAGAACAACTGGTTTGGGCAAGATCAGACCATGACATATGCTGCTTTTGGCATACATCGTCAATTAATTGAGGATGAGGGGTTTGACCCAACGTCCGATGAGTACTATACTGAGTTAGATCGCAGAGTCCGTGTTGAGTTTCCACACAAGTTTCAGAACTCAAGACGGGATGCGGGACCCAGAGTCGCTTCTGCTGAGTCCACGGCTTCTAAGTCGTCATCTAAGGGGCGCAGAACAGTTAAATTGACTCCTTCGCAAATATCAATTGCGAAACGTCTGAATGTTCCGCTTGAAGAATATGCAAAGTATGTGAAGGATTAAACAATGGCTGATAGAACAACTCGCGAAGCAACAACTCGCGCAAAAACTACACGGCGTAAGCCGTGGACACCGCCTTCTAAGTTGGAGGCACCGGAAGCACCAGCAGGCTACAAGCATCGTTGGATTCGTACATCTATTCGTGGCGAAGATGACAAGTTGAATGTGAATGCAAAGATCCGGGAAGGGTGGGAACCAGTAAGGGCAGAAGAATATCCTGAACTGGCCGACCGTTATCCAACGATTGAAGATGGTAAACATGCTGGAGTTATCGGGGTAGGCGGACTAATGCTTGCTCGAATTCCAGAAGAAACGGTAGATGAAAGAACTGAATATTTCCGGGAGCAGACCCGCAATCAAATGAAAGCCGTGGACGATAACCTGATGAGGGAACAACACCCCTCAATGCCGATTCATAATGAACGGAAAAGTCGTGTATCATTCGGGGGCAAGGACTAACCCCCACACTTGATAAGGAGTAAGCAATGGCAAACACTAATGTTGCCTTCGGCCTCAAGCCGATCAATACTGCCGGTAGCACACCTGCTACTAGCGGTACAAACGCATACTTCATCGACAGCAGCGCAAGCGCGATCTATCAGGGGTCAATGGTGAAAGCGGATAACGGTGGTGAAATCGTTATTTGTTCTGCAACCGGTGACACTGAGGCTCCCGTAGGCGTATTCGCTGGCTGTGAGTATGTTTCTTCCGTGACTGGTAAAAAGGTCTTTTCAAATTATTGGCCCGGTTCGGGTGCGAACACAAACTTCGATATTATCGGATATGTGTACGACAACCCGATGCAGCGCTTTATAATTGCGACAGACGCAACCATCACAAACAAAGCTACTGCTGTAGCAGCCATTTTTGAGAACTCACAGTTCAATAGTGGCGCAAGCGGCAGCACAACCACTGGCATTTCTAGCGCACAGCTTGATGTTGCAACTCTTGACGCAGCCAACGCTTCTCTTCCTTTGAAGATTGTTGGTATTCTTGATGATCCAGAGAATGCAGACTTCACTGCCGCCGGTATTCCTATGATTGTGATGCTTAATAACCACGCACTGCTTCAGTCTAATTCTGAAGCTGCAATCGCTTAAGGGAGTTTAGATATGGCTATTTCTCGCGCACAACTCGCCAAAGAACTAGAGCCCGGTCTAAATGCTCTCTTTGGTATGGAATACAACCGGTACGAGAACCAGCATTCCGAAATCTTCGACACAGAGTCATCTGACCGTGCGTTCGAAGAAGAGGTAATGTTGTCTGGATTCGGGGCTGCACCGACTAAAGGTGAAGGCACAGGTGTATCATATGATGATGCACAAGAAGCCTACACTGCTCGGTACAACCACGAGACAGTTGCTATGGCCTTCTCAATCACTGAGGAAGCTGTAGAAGACAATCTCTATGATCGTCTAGCATCTCGTTACACTCGTGCCCTCGCTCGTTCGATGGCACACACAAAGCAGGTTAAAGCTGCGGCTATCCTGAACAACGCATTCTCTGCCGGCGCATTTGCTGGTGGTGACGGTGTTGCTCTGTGTGACGCATCACACCCGCTTACATCTGGCGGCACTTTTGCCAACGAGCCGGGCGTCGCTGCTGATTTGAACGAAACTTCTTTGGAAGACGCTCTTATCAACATCGCAGGTTTCGTGGATGAGCGCGGCCTGATTGTTGCCCTTCGTGGCATGAAGCTGATCATTCCTCGTCAGCTTCAGTTTGTTGCCGAGCGTTTGCTCGTATCAAACCTTCGGGTTGGTACAGCCGACAACGACATCAACGCCATCAAGTCTTCAGGAATGCTGCCAGAAGGTTATGTAGTCAACGACTTCCTAACCGACACTGACGCCTTCTTCATCAAGACTGATGCGCCAAACGGCTTCAAGCACTTTGAGCGCATGGCTTTGTCAACTGCAATGGATCCAGACTTCGACACTGGCAACATGCGGTTTAAAGCTCGTGAGCGTTACAGCTTCGGCTTCTCAGACCCACGCACTGTGTTCGGTTCACCGGGCGCATAAGCGTAGGCAAAATGAATACAAAGGGCGGCTTTCGTGCCGCCCTTTTTTTGTGTATAATAAGTCATCCCTGACAGCCGCATGGTGCGGCTGACACTAGCCACGACAGGAGATCTAAATGGCTCGTACAACTTTTTCGGGTCCACTGAAGGTAGATACCGCCTTCTGGGCCACCCCAATCCTTTTTGCAAACCTGCCTGCGGCTTCAGCCGACAACGAAGGCTACATTTACTATGTATCAGATGCTCGTAAGGCTGCTGAAGGTGCCGCTGCTGGTACAGGAAACCTCGTGTTTTCTGACGGTTCAAACTGGATTCGTGTAGATACCGGCGCAACCGCTGTTGCATAAGGAGGCTTAAATGGCTGGTCCAGTAAAAGCCTATAGTGCTACAGCGACAGGGGCAGTAGGTCCGGGTCGCTCACGCATTAAACAGATTGTTATGTACGCTACCGCCGCTGGTGCGTTTACGCTAACCGACGGCAACGGCGGTGCGACATTGCTTACACAAAAATTTCCCGCCGGTCAGAATGCTCTTAACATTCCGGGTGACGGTATAATTGCTGAAAGCGGTGTTTATGTAAGCGCAATCTCGGGTACAGGTGCCGAACTAACAATCTTTTTGGCGTAAAACAATGTCTGTCCACGAGATAAGATCTATATCTCAAGTCGGCACAAGCGAACCGTTTGAGCTACAGGTCGCTCGTGGGCAGATTTCGGGTCATAAAACTGTCTTTAAGTTTGGCTACAACACCTCTGTTGGAGACACAAAAGAAACCATCTGGGAACAGGGCGGTTTATACGCTTATCCCGCATCAGCCACAGTAATGACTATATCAAGCAGTTCAGCTAATGACACTGCCGCAGGAACTGGTGCAAGAACCGTAGAAGTTTTTGGCCTAGACGCCGATTACAACGAAATAAACGAAGTTGTTACGCTGAATGGGCAAACTGCTGTTAACACCACAAAATCTTACCTCCGTATAAATCGCGGTATTGTTCGCAGCGCAGGTAGTGGTGGCGCAAATGCTGGTACAATTTACGCAGGAACAGGCACAGTGACCGCTGGAGTCCCCGTTAATATCTATCTTACCATCAATGGTGATGGTGATAATCAAACATTGATGGGTCTTTGGACAGTTCCCGCAGGATATACAGCGTTCCTTACAAAAATGTCTTTATCTACAGGTACGTCAACTCAGACACCCGCTATTCTGAATGCT